CACGTGTTGTGTGAAGCGTTCGCCGAACGTTAAACTAAAACCTCAGAAGACGGTCTATTAGATACTGTAGTCGTAAGATTCGGACATTTCGTCTGCTTTTCTTCACAGATTCATATCAATAGGTGTCGGTCCTTTCAACCAACATGGAAGGTAATAAACCTCTAGGGGGTGTCTCTTTGATTCAAGCCAAAATGGTTTGCAAAGGTGATCTCCTCCTCTTGAAAATGGTAACATTAATAGAAAAATCAAACAGAGATGTTTGAAAAGACTATAGAAATGTTGTCAGCTATTACTCACATGTGAGAACTATGTCCAGTTTAGGCTATCCCTATCTATCTTAAAGATTCGTCTGTTTAAGACGAATTCTCTAGGAATAGTTTTAGGTCTAGGAGCATCTTTATCTCTTTCGAATCCAGGAATAATAATTTCCTGTTCATCGAAAGCGAAGAATATTAGATTTACAAATCTATATGCTTCTAAGATATTAGATAAAGCTTCTTTAGCCTCACCAACAGATAATCCGATTTTAGGTACGATAACCTGATCCGGTACAGAAACTTTTCTGTATAGGTCAAAAATGTCATCGTATTTTGTCAATGGATTATATTGAGAGTTTAAATTCGATTCTGTTTTACCATTAACGATAGTTAAGTCTGAATAGAATTGTTCAAATTTGTTAGAGATTTTATGTAATTCTCCAACATCTAGAACTTCTAAACCAGTAACTTCCCTATCGGGGTAATACTCATCGTATTCTCTCCTGTCAATTAAAGTATCCCAAACTTGATTGATTTGACTACCATAAGGTAATTTAACATATTGATATTTTGCTAAATATCTAGTTATTTCCCTTGTGTTAGTTAAGAAATCTAAGATTTCTAATCCTTCAAGTTTTTTAAAGATTCTGAAAATTGTCAGTCTGTCGGCTCTACTTATAGTAATGTAATCTAAACACATTAGTTGTACAAAGTAATCAAATTTTAATGAACCTATTTTTTCAATAGGTAGGAGTTTATTCTTACTCATAGAGTCAGCGTAACCCCTAATCAATATAAATAATGATACATTGAATTCAACACAGTGTTTTTGATAAAGACTATATGGGAAAACTGTTCCATCTGATCTTTGTTTATAATTAGAATTGTTAGAAATAACAGATTCTAAAACATTTTTCACGATGGAAGCCAGTTCAGCTTTATACTGATATTGTTCTCCATAAGGAACTGAAGCCGATTTCTTAATTAGAAATAGTAAGAAGAAGACATCATAAAGATTTATTCTTCCCGAAACATATAGCCCAAAGAAAAGGGACATATGCATAAAGGAAGATCTAATCAGTGAGTCTTCACCACTAAATCTAGTTAAGATAGAAGTAGCCATAGAAAGGGACATAATCCCTCTTCTGGTTACTCTATCTGCTATTGCGACTCTTTGAGCAAAAGGAGCGGAAGTCATAATATCCTTTAAGGATATAGCTGACACATCAGTACCATTTAAAATGGTTCTTTTGGCCAGTTCTAAGGTATTTCCCTTAGTATCGATAACCGACTTTTTCTCATTGATAGGAACTCCTATCAGAGTCATAACAGAAAGATAAGCTTCAGCCAAACCTTTATGGAAGATAGCAATATCATCTCCTAATATTTCGTAGGCAATACACCATCCCTTTTCATTCATAAGTTCTTTATGTAATAAAGGATTATCCTTAATTAACATATGAGAACAATATTGAACTATAAGGTGATGAGTGATACCTAACATATTAAAGGAAGATAAAGCACCCATAGGTTGTCCAGTACTATAATAGAA